ACCGCCCCAAGAATCGGAGTAGGTACGATAGTAATTACAAAATTCAAGGTTTTAGTAGCATTGAAATTTACGCCAGTAACAACAAGTGAACCATCCGACAAATCACCCGATCCGCTCGAAACGGTCAAAGGTGAAATATATTGATCGTAGAACTCTTTTTGTTTGGCATTTAAATAGATTGAATCAACATTGCCAGTCTTAGGATTTAAAGGCAAATTCTTTCCCATTTCCTCAATGAAAAACGACAAAGCGTCTGCACTAATCGCATTAGCTACACGATTATATTCCTGAGTGGAAAGCTGATTTGAAGCAAGATCACAAGTTGCTCCATCGTTCCAGAAATAGCCTGAATGATTAAACCAATTACGGAGGAACATATATTGCTTACTGCCAAGCGAACTTACATCAGAAGGGGATAACTTAGCGACCGGAGTAGCTGCCGTATAAACAGCCCCACCATCAGTTGTGGTAAATGAAGTATGTCCGGTTACTGCCGTGAATGATTGACCTGACAGATAAAGAACAGCATTATAGGTTACCGTTCCACCATATACAGTATAAACGACTCCAACCGTCAAAGTACCAGAAGCCGGCAATGCAATTCCATTTGTCAGATAAGCGGTTGATGTATTGACCGGACCATCAGCCACAGCTCCGAAACCATGACCTATTGAGATACGGGCAAAACGACCAAGTGCCAAGCCAACAGAACTAACCCCATTCGGCCGAGTTCCAGTAATACAAATGGAAACAGACGACGCAGCCTGTGTAGCCATCGAACCAATAGTCGAAGGAGTCACCGTAGTACTCATATTATACCCGTCAATTATAGAGCTAAATTGATACCCTAAATTGAAAAGTTGAGTTGTCGCTGTCTGTAATGCGGTAATAGTTGCGGCTACATCCGTCGGGAAATCGGTTGTTGATTGTGTGGCAGTTGGTACATCGTAACAAAGACCCAACATTTTAATGCGATTTGCAGGATCATCGGCGGCAGTTCCCCGGATAAGACCGGAGAAAGTCGAACTAGCTACATAAGTCGCAAAGGCATTGGATTTTGCAGTCCCAACCAACCAAAGCAAAGCACCATCCCCAGCCTGAGCGTAAAACTCAGAAACTTGTTGATAGATAGCCGTTCCGTTGGTTACGTCAAGTGCCGCCGTTATTCCCAGTGTTGTTAAATCTGACAACTTTGAGATAAGATAAGCGGTATCAAGTGCGAAAGTAGTAGAAATAGCAACAGCCTTACAGATCATACCCATAACTCCATCGGAAGAAGCCGGGATTCCTGAAGCGTTGTTAACTACTACAATATTAATAGGATGATTCATAATTTAATTTTTAGAATCGTTCTTACTGAGATACTGGCCGACCTCTTTTTGTTTTTTCTTCTGTTGCTTCGACTTCTTCCGGTTCAACCGTGAATGTCTTAACATTTGAAGTATACACATTTGTGCGTTCTTTCAGAATCTCCTGGTTACGGTTTTCGAGCATCATTTTTTGAAGTTCTTCAACATTTCCGGGTATTTTATCGCCTGTAACGAATTTTACCCGGTATGTTGATTCTTCATTCGATGGATTGCTGAAATCTTTCCGAAAATCAGATTTTTCCTGAGTAATATACAAATTCCCGTCTCCGTGAATATAACATACTCCGTATTCTTTAAGAACAGCTTTAATCTGAGGTAGGCAATTTTGATGAAGTTTGAAGATCATTGTTTTTGAGTTTTTTAGTATTGATTGAACCTTGCCCGGTTAAATAGTTTGCCTTTAACTGAAGCTGTCGAAGAAGTAATAAACTGGACCATTAAGTATCTGCCCTCGAATTTTGCTGTATCCTGGACAAACGAAATATTAGACCAGCCGGAAGCGGTAAGCGTTAATGTTTTAGAATATGCAGTTAGGTTTTTGCCTTTTTTTATGGTGACAAAATCGGCAGTTGCCGGATCATTTGACTGTAAAAAATTAACTGTAACCGTTGCCGTTCCCGCTCCGATCTTACTCCAATAAGTTGCAATGAATGGATTAACCATGTTCGTATGACTCACGGGTAAGATGTATTGAAGAGTGTCTGACACGAGCAAACTATCAATAGGAGTTAGATTAACCCCAGCAAAATCAACGGTATTCGTTAATGTTGTGTTTGTGATATAAACAGTCGGCAAAGTTCCCTGTACTGGCTTATGAGCATAACTCACCGCAAACATAAAAACAAGAGACAAAAGGAAAATAAACTTTTTCATATTATTTGTGTTTTTAAGTATTCCCGGTGGCTAGCCGGGAATATCTGATTTATACTACCGGAGGTGTTCCGTAAGTTAACAACGATGTACCCGCGAAATCGGCACGTAAAGGTTTGATACCAATACGAATGTCAGCAGACATTTTGTAACCGTAATTCGATGGATCTTGAATCATGAACACGTCAAGCATTCCAAGGCCAATACCAACCTGAGAAGGGATAAAACCAACAGCAGAGCTAACGGCAGTTGAAGGAATAACGCCTTCAGGGTCTTTAACTGCGCTTGTGGCAGGGTCGTAAACCGCAACGCGTGAACGCTGGTTAAGAATGGTATGTTTGAACTTCAAAAGATCCGCACCATCAGCGTTTATCCACCTGGTCAATAATGACTTAGTTTCAGGATCTTTGCTGATGTAAGAATCCATAGTAGGATCAATGACCAATACAGGCTTCTGCTCGTCAAGATTGAAATTCTGACGGTTGTAAATCTGCTCAACAGTGATAATGTCGTTCAGAAGTGGCTTTGCAAGATTCCCGGCAAATGATGGATTCCAGTAGAAAGCATCCGGAGAACTTGAATTTGCAATATTGAAGCCCTGACCTGAAGTAAGAACAGTTGAAGCCGCCGGAACGGTAGAGGCTAGGGTATAAAGCAAATCGTCATCCATAACAGCCGCCCATTTTGCGAATGCTTGCGCCCAGCCTGTTGACATCTGATCATAACGCAACATGTGCATGGTAAGTGGCGCCCATAACATAGGTTGTAACCAGTAAGGAACAAGTTTTAAAGCAACTGCGGTATCCGTATAGGTGTAATTAGCCGGATTAGTAGGCTGTATCCCTTTGGTGATCGTAGGGTCAGCCATGATGTTAGTCCAGATAATACCCAGGTTGTTTCCGGTATCCTGTGCGCCAAAAATCGGAATGTCATTTTTCCACGAAGTTGTCGGGAATAGTTTGAACAAAGCGAGTGAAAGCCATTCTATTGCAAGAGTGGCCGGGGTTGCAAGTGCATCGTCAGAACTGGAGAGGTTTGTAATGTTACGCATAACATTATCACGGCCCATCATCTCAACAGATCCGGCGTTAAGCTGTGCGGCAAGGTCTTTTAGCTTCAATCCGGCACGCATCGAAGGATTCGACTGATAGGAACCCAGAGCAGCTTCATTGACATTCTGCATGATCCGAAGTTTATCCACAACAGCGGCAAACTTTGAATCTTCAATAATTGAGTTGCAAACAATCGCATAATCAGCGAGGGATTTTTGACCTCCGTCACGGGTGATTACGCGCTGAATGATTCGTTCACCTTCTTTATTGTCTTTTGCGGACAATTTAGAAAAAGACTCGCCAGCCTTAATTTGCACTTTCAACTTATGATCAGGTGCAGCGGCGAGATTGAGCTGTTCCCTGATTTGTGCAGGGGTCTTTAATGCTGGCATGGTTGCTGTGTTTTTAGTTTTCTCCTTTTCGGTTTTTTCTTTCTCAGCCTTTTCTTTGGCTGCTTTTTCTTTGGCCTTTTCTTCGTCAGGCTCGTCATCTTCAGTTTCGTCTGCCTCTTTTTTTGCAGAGTTGTATTTTTCCTCAGCCTCTTCGGCTTCGTGGCATGCTTTTTCAGCGGCTTCCTTGCAGGCTTCAAATCTCTCTTTAGCCTCTTCTGTTTCTTTTTCTTCGGCTTCCTTTTTGGCTTTTTCTGTTTCTTCAACAGCTTTGGCGGCTTTTTCAGCGGCTTTTTCAGCCTCTTGTTTTGCCTTTTCAGCTTCTTCAGCTTTCTTTGCCTTAAGTCCAATAGGCTTGTTGTCCGGTTCGATATGAACGCCTTTAGGTTTAGTGGTCTTAACAGGCTCATCACCATCAGGCTCACTCTCCATGTGTTTTGGAAGATCTGAAGGAGCGGCAAACATGTTTTTTACAGACAAAGCAAAATCGCTTATTACTGATTTTATGATACCAGGCAATTCACTTGCCAATATCACATGTTTGCTCACATCTTTATCTTCGGCGGGTGCAGGGTTGGCCGCTTGTTCGGCTGCAAGTTCCTCTGCGGTCTTTTCTTTTGCCATTTGATTTTTTTTATTAAATTGTGAACTTAGGGTTACTATGTTTGAATAAACATTTTCTTTCTCATCGTCATTATAAATTTTAGCGGCAAAAACATCCCCTTCCTGAACAGCATCAGGATTTGAAGGAAGAGTTACCATTGAAATCTCATATAAAAAGAACTTTTCACATTGACGTAATCCATCCTTATCTAGGATGTTCTCTCCGGCAGCGTTTGACTTCCAAATAGCCTCTCCACCAATCGAACAAGCGCGAAGCCATCCTCCGTTATACATTTCTTTGTATTCCTTTGAGTCCTGAGTAATACCGTGAAACTTAGGAAGTCCGGTATATTTACCATCTTCAATCTTAATGTCGGACATTAATCCGAGTGGTTCACCTAACCAATTATGTTGTTTTAAAATTACCGGATTTAAGAGAAAACGGGAGAAGTCAATAGCCTCATTAGGGATAATTCCGCCTTGATCATTTGGGGTTGAATTTGAAAATACTATCCTTTTTGGCATTTTTTCAAAAATTTATTAAACAAATTTAAGATTGTTCAATAATTAATTTTACATTTGTAATGTAAACGATACAACTAAATAAAATCATATGAATACACAAACCAAAGAATTAAGATCAAGGGAAGTACCTTTTATTTCAAATGAAGGTAAACCAATTATTGCGTTACAAACCGGACGGAATGATCCTTGTCGTTGTGGCAGTGGCAAAAAAGCAAAAAATTGTCATGGGAATAAAACTATATATTTTCACAAAAAAGAAAAGGCATGAAATCAATAGACCAAATTCAAGAGGAAAAGAATCAATTAGTGAAAACAATATTATTGGCAATTGATAATTTTCACGCTAATAATGAAGTAATTATTGAGTCAATTGATATTTCATTTATAGGAGTTTATGAAACTGGAAATCCTAATCAAATAGATGTCAATACATTAATTAGAATCAAGATCTCGTTATGAATCCTATTTCTCTTATTCATCACCGAAAACAAAGAGCCTTACAACTCCGATCTTTGCGATTAAGCGCGAAATTCACCAAATCTGCATTTTCTCGCAAATCAGGCCTTTCTCGCCCCTGTATTGATCGGATTGAATCGGGCAAAAACTCATGGGATGTGGACAGCGAAATAATCTATGTTGAATCTTTAAAATCTTAAAATTATGGTAACATTAGTTATTTCAGCAATAGCTTTAATTGTAAACATTATTGTTCTTATAAAGGTGATTAAATTATATAGCCAATTGTCAACTGAACTCAATAAACCAATATCCTATACGCCATATGATCCTATCCAAGCATTTAATGTTCCTGAACATGAAAACATATAGCAGGGCAAAAGCATTGCAGGAAGGCAAAATACACCCTACTCAAAAACCTTTGACTTTATACGATTGGCAAATAGGACAATTTGCAACCAATGGAATGAAGATTTTAGATACCCATTTCGGTAGCGGCTCAATAGCATTGGCAGTAGATAAAGCGAACCGATTAGATAAAATGAATTTACATTTAACAGCGTGTGAAATAGACAAAGAATATATTGAAAAGGCAATCAAACGAATTTCAGAAACTATCAAACAAGGTACGCTGTCTTTTTAGGTTGCCGATAACAGCTGGCGGTATGTTTTCGGTTTGCCTTGTATGGCTTATCGAGTTACCACTACCGCTTATGGCAAACTGAAATATACCGCTTGTTACCTGCTGGGCGGTTTAATTAGCAGGTGAATCAAATAATAATTTAAAATGAAAAAGAAAATTTTTAACTACCTGTACAAATTAGCAATAAAAGTTATTGCAATCAACATCGTAAAACACGGTAATCAATTAACTCCTGAATACCTTTTAAACAAGGGTTGGATTGAACAAGACGGTTACTATATTGAACCGAATATAAAAGACCGTGATTTGGTATCAATAAGTTTTGAATCACATTACTACCGTGTTTGGCATAGTTCAAAAAGAACTTTTATTGCTTTAGAAAGCACAATTGAATGGTTTGAGAATTATTATTTGATTATTCACGGAGATAATGGGAGGTATCAACTTGCAGGGATTTAGCCTTGCAGGTAACAGCTGACGCTATACGAAGGCAGGGGTTAAGATGCACTCCCTTTCAGCCTACCACAAATGATAAATAGATGCACACCGCTT